CAGGGTGAGCCCCGCGCCAAGCGCGGGCGTGGCGGTGGAAACCAACCCGCTCGCGTCGTTGAACAGCAGGCGTGACGCCGTGCCGCCGCTCACCGCGTTGCCGACGGTGACGCCGCCGCCGGACGTTGCGGGTGCACTCGGAGGCGAGAGCGGACCACCGGCATGCAGCCCAGCAGCCGCGCCCACAACCAGCAACGCAGCAACCAGCACGGACCACGCGCGGCCGCTCATCGCGGGCCTCCAGCGCCACACAGCGCGTTCACCTGCGGAACGCCGGCGTCCCAGAACTGCTCGGAGATGACGCACACGCGACCCTGGCCGGCCTGCCACTCGATGGCCGCCGCAGGAGCCAGTGCGATGCCCGCGTTGTACGCCACCGCCGCGTTGGTGCCGCCGTCGGGCAGCCCGTAGCTGCAAGGGCCCACACGCACGTAAGGCGTGTTCGTCCGCACCGCCTGCACCAGCGTCGAGCGGAGCTCGGGGTCCCTGCAGCGAATCTCCGTGGGCGTGGCGCCCCGGGGCGCGACCGTGACGGGGCCCTGGATGACCCCGCCGTCCGGCGTCAGAGGGAAGAACAGGCGCGGCACCTGCCCCAGCGCTTCATCCTCGCCACCCATGAGGGCCACCGTCACCAGAAGGACAGCGACGCCGATGAGGGTGATCAGCCTGCGCTCGTGCATGGAGCACCTCCTCCGGGGTGCATCCATGTCCTGTGTGTGCCTGCCAAGGGGGGTCAGTCCGAAGCGGCCTCGCGCACCGTGAAGTAGGTGCTCGTGTTGCCCGCCTTCACCGCCCAGCCGGTCGGCAGGCTGTCCAGGATGATCTGGAGCTCCGCCGTCTGCCCTGCGTCAAGGTTCAGCGCCGCGGTGTTGAACTCCACGACCACGTCGCCGTCGTTGTCCGCCTGCGCGTTCGCGGGGCCCTTGATGCGGGACGTGCCATCCACCAGCACCGCCAGCTGCGTGATCTGACCGGCGCCGTTGTAGTCCACCGTGGCGCGCGCAGAGACAATGTGGGGGCCGCTCCTCTTCGCGGTGAACTGGAACGTGCTCGCGGTGTCGAAGGCCTCATCCTCGTTGTACGTCGCCTGGTCCATTGGCACGGTGTTCCATGCCTTCGCGGACCAGCCCGATGACGTGTCCACGTCGCTGCCGAGGTAGACGGTGGCTTCCACGTGCCGGACGGTGACGTCCAGCATCCCCACGAACACGCTCACGTCGTTCGCATTGCTGCGCTCGAGCGCCACGCGCGCCCAGCGCGCACCCGCGGGGGCCTTCCCGTACGCGTGCGCGCTTTCGTAGGTGGTGCCCAGGTCCTTGGAGAACGCCGCCGTGGTGGAGATGAGCGCCGGCGCCGCGGCGTCGTCCAGCCAGTCGATCTCGATGGCGAGGTTGCCAGCACCCGAGGACGCCTTCTTCGCGGCAAAGAGCACGTCCAGGACGCGCCCGTCCGTGACCGGGATGAGCTCGGTGACCAGGCGGAGGGTGTTGCCGCTGTCCACCAGCTCCAGCGCGTTGCGCCCCGTGAACACGTCGGCCGCGGTGGTGGTCACGCGCGCGTCCGTGCCCCAGGTGCCCACCTGCATGAACCAACCGTCCGGCGGCCTGTTCAGCCCGAAGTTGCGGTTGGCGAAGGCCGGGTTGCGCAGGAGGGCATGCCGGCCCGCGCGCGCGAGGCCGGTGGATTCCAGCAGGCCCAGAACGCCCTTGGCCATGCGCGGCGGCAGGGTCCAGCCGTTCCCCGCGGGGTCCAGCAGCGGCGGCGGCGCCACGCCGGGGGCCGCGCCCTTCTCGAGGTGGTTCACCGTCCCGCCCGCGGGCATGCCGCGCATCTGCATGGTGGTCCCGCCCGGGCCGTGCTCGAAGTGCATGACCGCGACGTCCTGGTCGCTGGTGGACTGGATGTTGTCGGCGCGGATGCGGAGGAAGTCGTTGACCTCCATCTCCGGCAGCAGTGCGCCTTCGGAGCTCCACTGCGCCTTGGGGAGGCAAAGGTCACGGAGCAGCGCCACTGCCATGGCCTGCGCCTGGCCGATGTCCCGGATGCCGTCGGATGCCGCCTCCGTGACCTGCATGATGCGCGGCGTCTTGAAGTTCTTGAGCGCCCAGTGCCCGACCTCGGAGACGTCCAGGTCCTCCGTGGTCACGGTGATGAAGGCGAAAGCGCGCGCCGGCTGGGATGTGCCGTTGGCGTCCGTGGTGGCCTGGCCGCCCGCGTCCGGCATGTCCCGCGTCCCCACCGCCGCGGTGGTGTTGCCCGTGGGAATGGTGGGAACCGCGGTGCTCTGCGTCTCGTTGTCCGGGTAGTAGACCACGGTCACGACGGTGCGGACGGACGCCATGTCGAACTCGACGTCCGCGAACCGCCGCCACTCCCGCTGCGTGAGCACCGCGTCCGGGTGCACCCGCAGGCGGTCCGGCTCGTAGGCGGTCAACGCCGGGGCCTCCGTCGCGTAGTTCCACATGGTCCGAACGTCCCAGCCCATGCGCTGGAAGTGCTCACGGACCGCCTGCAGCACCGGCATGGGTGCCTGCGTGTATTCCTTCACCGTCCACGTGGGCGCGCCCAGCACGCGCAAGGTCACCGCGGGGTCCAGGAGGCGCACGGAGCCGAACGTCCGGTTGTAAGCCCAGTCCAGGATGTCCTGCGCCACGGTCTCCACCAGCGGCGGCGAGGCGTTGTCCCCAAAGCGCAGGTTGGGTTCGTCGATCCACGCGATGTGCGGGATGTACGCCGGGTCCATCACCTCGATGGCGATGGTGTTGCCGTCGCCGCCCCACTTCGGCCGCGAGTTGTAGCCCTGCAGGCGCAGCTGCCAGTCCGTGCTGGTCGGCTGGATGCCCAGCGGCAGGCGCGCCACGTACACGCGCCACTCCGTCATCGGAGACGCGACCTCGGTGAGCACCTCCTCGCCCACCTGGCCATGCGTCTGGTCCGCGGGGCCGAACACGGAGGTGCCGTCCACCGCGGGCGAGCGGTTCGCCTGGTTGTCGTGCAGGAGGCCGAGGCTCATCTCGCCCACCCGACGCGCGAGCGTGATGGTCGCGCTCTCCATGGCCTCGTCGATGTCACCCGTGATGGTCACGTCCTGCAGCCAGTCCACGCCGCAGTAGGAACGCATGTCCTGCCACGTGCCATCCGCGAGCTTGGCGTCCACGCGCCAGTGCACCGCGGTTTCCACGTCCAGCAGGGCCATGTGGCGGAAGGCGTCCTCGATCCAGGCCGCGCCGACCAGGTTTCCAATCACCGAGATGTGGTCCACGTCGCCGTGGAACCACTCGTCCGCGCCGGAAAGGTCGCTGCTCCCCGCCTGCCATTTCGCGCTGATGGTGGTGTCGTAGGGCAGCGCGCTGGGCGTCTTCTCCTCGACAAGCCCGCCGTCCACGTACAGGGCCAGCGTGTTCCCGCCGTAGTCCCATTCCACCGCGCACCGGTGGAACTTCTCGCGCGTGAGCGCCAGCTTCGTGAACGTGGTGGTGACCAGCGCGAGGCCGGAGTCCTGCCAACGCACGTACACGTGGAGGTCGTCGTCAACGCCGACCTCGAATGCCACCGGCGTGCTGGTGTTGGAGCCGCCGTAGGAGATGAGCGGCAGGCGCCCGTTCGCCGTGGAACGCACCCGCGCGCTCCACAGGATGGTCAGCGGGTTTACCGCGATATCCGTGTGTGCTCCGGCCGTGGTCCCCCAGCAGAAGCTGTTGGTCCCGTTGAACCTCCGCGCGCTCGGGCCGATGGCGGGGCCGCCCGGCGCCGCGTCCCCGGGCGCCACGCGCCCCACGTTGGACACGTTCAGTGTGTCGCCGCTGATGATGTCCTGCATGGCACCGGTGCCGGATTCGTCGCACGTCCACATGTGCACGTGCTCCGCGTGGATCGGAGGATGCTGTCCGCGGCCGTTGGTCCAAACGCGCACGGCGCCCCCTCAGTACGGCTCGGCTTCGGTGAGCCGGACCGTGACTTCCGCGGCATTGCTGGCGCGGGTGGCGGAGAGGATGAGCTGGCGGAGCTCCGCGTCCTGGAGGCGCGGGTCCACGACGATGGATTCGCCGCCCACGCAGTCCCCGGAGAGCGTGAGGAATGGCAGGCCCGTCCAAGCGCGCCCGGTGCCGCTGTTGTAGGTGGCGGACACCAGCGCGGACGGCATCGCCCAGGGGAGGATAGCCAGGTCGTCGTAGTTGGAGAGCGCGGTGTTCGTGCCGTTGGTCTGCTTCCCCAGCAGCGCGAAGGTCAGGGTGCCGTCCGTGACGGACGCGGAGAAGTTGGCCGGCGACGTTGGCGGCGTGCTGCTGGGCCCGTACGTGACCGCGCCGTTCGTGTAGACCGTGTAGCTGCCGGCATCACAGACCACCGCGTAGTGGGTCCACGTGTTGGCGGGGCTGTTGTTGTAGTTGTGCCACCAGCTGGCGGACCAGCAGTTGCTCCGCTGGAGCGTGGCGTTCCAGGGAATGGACCCGCCGCTGGAACTCACGCGCAGCGCGCGCGTGCCGAACTTCGGCGTCGGGGATGACGTGATGAAGGACGCAGCGTAGCCCGCGTTGGGGCCGAGTCCCGTGCGGTCCGAGTAGACGCCCTTGTTGAACGAGAACGTCCAGCCACGGGCGCGCAGGAGCCACGCCAGCGGGCTCCACGAGGAGAACGCCTGCGCGGGCACGGTGAACACCCAGGCGCGACGCTGGGCAATCTCCCCGCGGCGGGCATGGCCGCGCAGTGAAGGCTCCGCGGGCGCGATGAGCTCCGGCTCGAGCGCGCGGAAGCTCCCCACCTTGGCCTTCACGGTCATCCCTTCGAGCGTGAGGTACGCCATGGGTCACCCGTTGAACCGGTTGACGCGGCCGGCTGTGATGGCGCCGGTGCGCTTGTATTCACCGCGGCGGACCTTCTCTTGGATGGCCGCGATGTCGTCGGTCATGACCATCACGTCGCCGTAGATGATGACGCCCCCGGCGTTCTCGTCCGCGGCTCGGTTGCTCCCCGCAGCGTCAGCGCCCATCGCGCCGGTCTCGTCGCGCAGCGCGCGGTAGCGGGCGTAGGAAACCTTGGCCACCTCGGGGACGTTCATGGCGCTGCGGGCGGCTTCGCCCAGCGCATCCATGGCCACCGCGGTGTCGTAGGTGATGCCTTCGAGGTTGTGCAGCCCGCCGGCGATGGCGCGCGTGTCCACGTCCCCGCCCAGCTTGTTGGCGATGCGGCCGATTTCAAGGGCGACGGTGAGCATGCCCACCGCAGCGAACTTCACGCCGTCGAACAGCCCGCGCGCGATCATCTGCCCGGGGATGAGCACACCGAGGAACTGGCCCAGGGCGGTGTTGACCTGCGTGAAGATGTTGGTGAGCGGAAGCAGCTGCCGCCACAGCGGCTCCATGGCATCCACCAGCGGCTTCGTGGAGTTCGTCAGCGCCTTCTGCCACTGCGCGTAGGACTTCGTCTGCGTGGACAGGTCCAGCAGCGCCGCGGACAGCCCCACGCCGCCGGCGATGCTGCCACCCATGGCAAGCCCCGGCGCCAGGACGGGCGCAAGCGGGGCGAACATGGGGTTCAGCATGGGAGCGATGGATGCCCCCATGGTGCCCATCATCCCCATGGCCACGCCGCCGCCCTTGGACCCTGCACCGAAGAACCCGTTGCCGCGCGTGGCGGCGCGGACGACGCCCCCGATGGTCTCGTCGAACGCGGTCTTGGCGAACGCCATCACGCCGCGCAGCAGCTCCATGACGGCATTGGCCGCGGTCTTCGCCACGTCCGCCACGCGGTCGAAGATCCCGCCCGCGAGGCCGCCCAGGTTGCCCGCCACGCTCTTGAGCGCCTCGGCGATCTGGGGCGCGAAGCCACCAAACAGGTCCTTGGCGTTGAACCCCAGCGAGCCCAGCAGCTTGTCTGCGCCGGCGAGGACCTTGAACTTCTTGGCCAGGTCGGAGGCGAACCCCGCCAGCGCGTCGGCAACGTACGGCTCAGCGAGCCGCATGCCGCCGCTCATCATCTCCTGGATGGATCCGGACTTGGCGAGGTCGATCCAGTCGGTGGTCATCTTCGCGCGGCGCGCGCCGTCCGCCTCGATGTTCTTCTGGGTCTTGCGGTAGCCGTCTTCCAGGGCGCGAATCCACGCGAGGCTGGATTCCTTGCGCACCGCGTCCGCTCGCTTGGCTTCGTCGTCTGCGGTCTTCTGCGCGGCGCGCGCACGCTTCCCGGCGGTGCCGAAGCCCTGCCCGTACTGGAGCATGCTGATGCTGGATGCTGCGGGCGCGCCGGACGCGGCGGCGCCCGGGTCTGCACCGGAAAGCACGTCCCGGAGCTTCTGGACCTTGTTCGTGTACGCCACCAGCTTCTGTTCGTTGGCGCCACCGAGGAACTGGTCAATGGCGCCCGCAAACGTGAGGGCTGCCTCCGCGGCGCCCAGGAACATGTCACCCGCGGTCTTGATGCCCGAACCAATGGCCGTGAACAGGCTGGACCAGTCACCACCGCCCAGCACGGACAGCAGGTTGCGGAACGTGACCACCAGGTCCTGCCACGCGGGGAGCGCCTGCTGGCCCAGCATCATGGTCTGGTTGGCAAGGTCCGCCTCCAGCGCCTTCATGGTGTTGGCGTATCCGTCGGCGGTGCGGGCCGCGTCACCGTGGGCCTTCTTGGTGTTCTCCAGGATGAAATTGTACCGGAGCTGCGTCTTCTCGGCCTCCGTCATCTCCTGCGTGGTGGCGTTGAGCCCCTGCTTCAGCGCGTACGCGTTGAGGCTGGCCTCGGTCATCACCACGCCGAACTTCTTGAGGGGCTCGGTTTCCCCGCTGATGCCCGCGCGCAGTGCCACCAGCGCGTCGTTGTCCGCCACGTTCCAGAAGCTGCCCAGGTCCACGGCCAGCTGGGTGAACGACTTGGACATGACGCGCGCGCTGTCCGCGCTGCCGGTCATCGGTTCCAGCATGGACTGGAAGACGCTCGCGCTTTCGCGCATGGCCTGCGTGGAGCGCCCAATGCCCGCGGCGGTGGCCTCCGCCCATGCCTCCATCGCCGAAGCGTTCTTTCCGAACGCCTGCTGCATGACGTTGGTCGTTTCATTGAACGCGGATGCGGACGAGATGGCCGTCTTCCCCAGCTCGGAGACGGCAGCGGACGCCTTGCGCAGCGCGTCCCGGAACAAGGACGCGCCGAGAACCTCAAGGCCGATGCTGACACTTCCCGCGCTCGCCATGGGGTCACTCCTCGGTCAGCCTGCGCACCGCTTCGCCGTCCACGCCATCCCAGTACGCGCGCGCCTCCGCGGCCTGCTTGCGCGTCCGGATGCGCTGGAGGACGGAGCCTTCGCCATCCTCCTCGTCACCCTCCACGTCCGCTCCGCGCGTGGAAAGGGCGTCGCCATTCCACCCCTCATCATCCTCCCGCGGCGGGAAGACGTCCGAGGGCCGAACGCCGTTGCCGCGCGAGACGTGGATGTTCACGAGGAGCGACGTGACGCGCCCCAGGAGCACCTCCCAGCGCGCCCATTGGTCTTCCCTGCCACGGATGACGGCGTCCATCTCCGCCGGCGTCATGCTCTCCCAGCAGTGCTCCAGCCCGTACATGGATGCGAGCCGGAGCATGCGCAGGCGCTCGCTTACGCCGGCGGATGGGTGGGGTCCGCCTCGGTGCCCCCCAGCCCCAGGGACTGCGCCAGCTGGGCGATGACCTTGAGGTTGCGCTCGCGCATGCGGCCCGTCTCGCCGTTGGTGATGGCGTAGAGGATGCGGACCGCGAGCTCCTCCACGTCAAACGCGGCATCCTTCCGGGCGTCGTCAAGCCACTCGCTCACCGTGTTCGGGCTCACCGCGCGCGTGCGGGCCGCCTCCGTGGCCATGCCCGCGAACACCGCCATGACCACGAACTGCACCAGGTCACCGCCGTCACGCAGGAAGTCCAGCGGTGCCGTGTCCAACAATTTGGAGAGCGTGATGCGGTGCGCGTTGTTGAACTTCAGCACGCGTTCCTGCCCGCCCAGGTTGACGGTGACCTCGGTGTTCCCACTGTTCAGATGCATGGTCCATCCTTCGCTTTGAAGGCCAGGCCCCGCGCCCGGCGTTCATCCATCCGCCGCCGTGGATGGCATCCCTGTATTCAGGCTGGAAGGATCACGTCTGCACGGAGCGCGTCAGCTTCCCGGAGATGCGGAGGTCACAGGAGATGGTGGCCAGCTCCTTGGGGCGCTGGTCCGTGAACTTGGTGACGAACGCGCGCCCGGTCCACACCGGCTGGCCCGCGCCGTACATCCGGCGGAAGCGGACCCACAGCACCTTGCTGTCCTCCTTCGCCGCCTCCAGCATGATCTGGCCGGGGTCGTCGTGCTCCGCGTTGAGCTCGAAGCTGCACATGCCGGACGGCAGACCCGGGACGTACTCCTCGCCCTCGGAGTCGTGGTCCGTGGCGTTGTATTCCTCCACGGTGTCGTCACGCGTGATGTTCTTCACGCCGCGCACCACCTCGTAGGTGGTGCCGTTCTCGCTGACTTCCAGGGCCGAGAACCGGCCGGGGACGTTGCTGCCCATGGTACGCTCCTGATGCGGTGGTTACGGGGACGGGCTCGGAAACGCGGTGGGCCTCACAGGCCGCCGTACGTCTTCTCCAGCCGGTAGAGGACGTAGGTGACCGTGGTGACGTCGGAGAGCGTCACCTGTGCCTGCCCGCTGTTGTTGAACGCGCGCGGGTTCAGGAACGGCACCACGGCGATGTCGCCCGCCGCCACGGTCATGGCCTTGTCGTTGGCAGTGCCGCCGCGCCCGTCCGCGTCGCCCTGGTTGGCCTTCACGGTCAGGGTGACGGGAGACGCGCTTCCGTTCTTCACAAACAACAGGAGGTTGCCGTCGTTGTTGAACTCCATGGTGGCCGCAGCCGCAGTGGCAATGGCGGTGTCCAGGTCGGCAACGCCGACGCCATCATTCTTGAGGACGGTGGTGGACGGGACGATCTGGGTCATGGCGGGCTCCTGTGCGGCGGGGTGAGGTCAGGGCCATTCCCCTCCCTGTCCTCTCCACTCCTGCCAAGGGCATCACCGATTCATCGCTTCACCCAAGCCGCTTCCACAGGAGCAGGTTCACGGTGGCCACCCAGCTCTGCGTGCCGTCCTCGAAGGGTCCGTTGGCGCCGCCGCCCACCACCTCGATGTCCGCGTACCCGGACGGCGGATACCAGCGCAGCGCCGTCACCACGTTCTCCGCCAGCGTCCGCGTGCCCGCCTCGTCCGCGCGGGCGCCGCGGATGGCCACCTGCACGCCCAACGTCACCACACCGCTCTTGGTGCCCTGCACGCCGGTGGACAGGTTCTTCCCGTCCGCGTCGCAGTAGGGCACGTCCGCGAGGCCCTGCGTCTCCATCACGAAGATGCACCGGTGAGGGATGGCGTTGGTGAGGGAGGAGTTGGCGCTGGCTGGCTTCACCCGCTCCGGCCGCACGTTCGCTGCCGTCATCCCGGTCACGCCAATGGCGGTCAGCCGGGTCACCAGCTGCGTGGCCACGTCCGCTGCAACGCCCATCACCCACCTCCGCCGCGCGCCTCAACGGCACGCTTCACCGCGGCGGACACTTCCGCCTCCCACGTCTTCATCTCCTCCTTCAGCGCGTTCTCCAGGAACTTGGCTTCGCCGATGCGGTACTGCCGCCACGTCATCTCGTGGACAGGCAACGCGTGCGGCGCGAGGAACGCCACGCTGCCACCGCCATCCGCGTTCACCCGGTTCACCACCGCGGACCGGCGCAGCTCGCCGGTGTCCTTCGGCGCCCGCCGCACGGCGTTGCTGCGCACCTTCTCCAGCTTCACGTTGTTGGCCTGGATGAACGCAGAGCGCGCCGCGCCCTCGAGCCTGGCGAGCTCCGCGGTGACTCCGTCCACGCCGCGCACCAACACGCGAATCTCGCTCACAGGTAGACCTCGTAGTGGCTCACCGTGGTGGACCGCGGCTCGTACATGGGGTTGATGTGTACGGGCCGAAGCGACGCGCTCACGTCGCTGGTGTCCGCGCCGGGCAGCCAGATGCGTTCGTCCTCCGTGATGGCCGTGGGGGTGATGAGCAGGTGCTTCACCGACCGGTCCAGCCCGAGGTCCGTGCGGACCCGCTCCGTCACCGCCTCGAGGTAGCCCACGAACGTGGACGAGGAGCCCAGCGTCTCACCGCCGCCCGCCACCTGCGCGGTGATGGACTTCCGCGTGAACGTCAGCGCGCACATGGCAAGGAGGCCGGCGCGCATCACGCGTCCTCGTCAACCACGCCGGTGCCACCCGGGTAGTCGTGCATGCCCACGCCGAACATGTCTTGGATGCGGTCCGTGTTGCTCTCCAGTGCCTCCACCTCGGCCTTGCTGGCGCCGCCCACCCAGCCCGCCACCTCGCCGCCGTAGCCCGGCAGCATGCTCCCGCCCGACTCCTGCAGGCGCTTGGCGAGGTCCATCCACGCCTTGGCCGCCTGGGACGTGCTCTCCCGCGTGCGGCCCATGGTGACGTCCACCTGCTCGGCCAGCTTGGACGCGCGCGCGTAGCAGCACGTGACTGCCGCGGCCACGGGGTCATTCCCGAGGCTAAGCAGGCCCGTGATCTCCTCGTCCTGGAACTTCGCGGTGGCCTCCACGGTGTCGCCCAGGAGGAACCGGACGCGGTCCAGGTTGGTGGCCAGCGTGTTGGAGTAGGAGAACGCCATGCGGACGTCCTGCCTGTCCCGTGCGGCGCTGGGTAGGCTTCAGGTGAGAGAACCCGGGTCCACCTTGAGGTCCGCGAGCGAATGGGCTGCCGTGGGTGTTTTCACGCCCTCCAGCTCGCGTTCCAGCGCCATCATCACGCGCAGCGCGGCGTGGGCCAGCGGGTGCTCGCCGCTCTCCGGGTCGGCGCGCACACCCTCGCGGCTCTGGAGGATGTGGCCCACCGCGGCGTCCAGGTGTTCCTGCGGGCTGATGCTGCGCCAGTCGTCCGCCGGGTACTTGCGGATGCCCATGGCCCGCACGCGGCCCACCGCCCGGAGAGCATTGGGCGGCAGGTCCACGATGCGTGGGCGGACGGGCGACGTCACGCGTGCGCCGCCTTCGCGGGCGCCTGCAGGTGGTCACGCACCAGCGTGAGCATCTTGGCCTTGGTGGCGCCCTCCGGGATCACGAACCCCGCGGCGCTCACCACGGCCCGGACGTGCTCCGCGGTGTCCTGCGGCGTCAGGGCGCGCAAGGCGTCCATGCTCTTGGCGTCCAGGACGGGCGTGGCGGGCTTCTCCGCGGGCTTGCCTGCCGGAGGCGCGGCGGGCTTCCCCGGCGCGGCAGGCGCGGCGGCAGGGGCCTTCTCCTGCGCGGCCAGCACCTTGGCGCGGTTCTGCTGTGCGGCCGCGGCCACAACGCCGGAGCCGTCCACCGCGATCACCGTGCCCTGTCGCAGCATGAACGCCAGGTTTCCCCAGCCCTGCGCCTCTTCCGTGACGTCCGTGTTGGCCGGGATGGTGCGGGACTTGCCCAGCTTGATGGGGCGCTGCGTGATGATGCGCCGGCCCGCGTTGGCCGCCTGCGTGCGCTTCTGCTGGGCCTGCCGCATCTTCTCCGCGATGCGCTCCGGGCTGGGCGGCGCGCGGCCGCGCTTGGGGGCCGGCGCGTCCACCTGCGCCGCGGCGGCCGGCTCTTCATCATCATCCGGCGCATCATCCCCGCCCGTGTCGCCGCCCGCCTCCTCCGCGGAAAGCGTGAGGTCCTCGCCGTCATCACCGGCGTCCAGCGCGGTTTCTTCTTCCATCTCCTGCGCCTCGTTCTTCGTCATTGCGGTCTCCTGTGGGGTGAAAATGCCAGCGCCCGGGAGCCATTCACGGCGGCCCGGGCGCTGGTGCTCTCATGCCTGTTGGACCTCAGCCACCGGGATTTCAGGTGGAGAGGCAGTTGATGAACGCGTAGCCCAGCGCCTGGGACGTGATGATCATGTCGTCGGCCATCTCGCCCACGATGATCCACGCGCTCTCGTGGTCATCCCAGAACCGGCGCACGCGGATGCCGGTGTCGTTGCTGCCCAGGAGCCCGGTCCAGCGCGGGTTGTAGAACGCGCTGGGTTCCTCGGTGGAAGGGCTGCTGGGCGCGTAGGTGAGCAGGCACGCGTCCGAGTACGCGTAGGAGAACGTGTCCGTGGCCGCGCCCTTGGCGCTGGTGGTGTACGCGCCGCGCACCACCTTCACCTTGCCAATGCCCAGCAGCTCCGCGAACCGCTGCTGCGTGACCTTGGAGATCTCCACGCCGCCCGCGCCGCCCGGCATCAGCGCCAGCACCTGGTCGTGCCGGCTGAGCACCGTCCACACCGTCTGCGGGATGGTCAGCGTGATGCCCATGGGGTCATCCACCAGCAGGAGCAGCTGGTCGATCTTGCTCTGGAAGAGCCCCACCGGGTCCGAGTTCACCTCGTCGTCGAAGAACGCGAACTGCGTCGCTCCCGACGGCGTGGCAGAGCCCGTCATCTCGTTGGTCCACTTGCCCGTGGTCATGAAGTTGGTGACGAACCGGCGTTCGCGGCGGATGTAGAGCTTCCGCATCACCGCCGCCGTGGTCACCTTGGCCTTGTCCACCACGGCATCCTGGTTGGCCTCGTCCTGCTCGGTGACCACGCCGCCCACAACGTGCACCTTGCAGTTGTAGGAGACCGTGTCCGTGCGCAGGTTGATGAGCGGGATGCCCGCGCGGCTGCCGCGGACCTCCGCCTCATCCCGGTTGATGTCCGCCGCGGACCAGCGAAAGATCTGGTCGAACGACTTGGCCACCGGCAGCTTGGGAATGACGGACTCGGACGCGTACCGGTCCACGTTGGCCGGGTTCTGCGTCCAGTTGATGGCCACGTTGGTCAGCAGGCCGCTCACGTGAATGGTGCTGGCGTCCGGGAGGGACTTGTTGCGCGGGTGCCGGAAGCCGCCGTGCTTGAAGCGCTTGAGGGCGGCCGCCAGCTGCTCCTTGGTCATGTTCTTCATGGTGTTGCTCCTTGCTGTGGGCTGGGGGTCAGCCGCTCTCGGGTTGGGGATGGGTGCTGCGCGCCAGGCTCAGGCCTTGCCCTGCGCCTTGAACTCCACCAGCGCGTCGAACTGCGCGTTGGCCGCCGCGTCCTCGAGCGCCTGGCCGAAGACGTAGTCACCGGACGCCGCCGCCTCCGCGGTGCCGTTGCCCTCGCTCACCAGCATGTTGCCGGCGGTGATGGTGGCGTTGCTGGCCACCATGGGCGTGCGGCCGGACACCAGGACCTCGGCGGTCTCGCCGGTGTTGGGCGCGTTCTGCAGCACGCCCAGGCAGGCCTCGCCCTGGGAGTCGGAGAGGCCCACGGTTCCGGGCTGGTCTTCCAGCCCCGCGGTGATCTTGACCACCTTGTAGCGGTGGGTGCGCAGGTCCGCGCCGGCCACGAAGCCCGTGATGATGATGTCCTTGTTGCTGTTGGCCATGACGGCCTCCTTGTGGGGTGAAGCGGGTGGGGTGGTGGGTGGGGACGCGCGCGGTCAGGCGCGGGTCACAGCGCCTCGGCCGCCAGGTGCGGGTTCTGCTCCGCGGCCTTCACGTACGCGGCTTCCTCGGTGAGCTTGGGGTCCGCCTTGCGCAGCTTCGCGGCGATGGCCGTCAGCTGCTCGTGGGCGTCCATGCCGTCTTCGTCCGCGTGCTCGTCGTCGCCGGAGCTGCCCACCGGCGCGCCGAACAGCTTGGCCGCCAGCACCTGCTCCGTGAGGGTCTTGATGACCGTCTCCGTGGCCTCGCCCTGCTCCTTGCCCGCCGCGTAGGCGCTCTTGAGCACGCCCGCGATGACGTCCGCCTTGAAGCCGGGCACGCCCAGCTTCTCGGCCTTCACGAGGAACACCGCCTCCGCGCGCTCGCGCTTGGCGGACGCCAGCTGCTCCTCCAGCGCCTTGTTGGCGTCGCCCTGGCTCTTCACCAGCGCGGCCAGCTCCGCGTTCTGCTTCTCCAGCGCTTCCTGCCGCTTGAGGATGGCTTCCAGCTGCTCGCTGCCGGCCGCCGTGGGGTTGGACTTGATGGACATGGCTGCTTCCTCCTGGTTGCCCTGGGCCGGCTCGGCTTCGGGGGTGGTGACGTTGGTGGTGGCTGCCTTGGGGAACTCGAAGGCCTCCAGCTGGCGCAGCACGCTCATGAACGGCGCGCGCTTCTCGTGCTGGGCCACGTGCTCGGCGCCGGCCAGCATGCTGGCCATGAGCGCATCGAACTCCGCGCTCTTCTCCGTGGAACCCATGGCGTCCACGAGCTTCTTGGCCTCGGCGGAGAACTCCGCCACGGTGCGGGACAGCGTGGCGGCCATCACCGCCGGGTCCGCGCACTCCATGATGCTGGACACGGAGTCGTAGAGGGCCCAGCGCAGCTCGCGGAACTTCTCGTCAAAGCGCTGCGCGGCGAGGATCTCGCTCACCGTGCGCGGCTGCCCCATCTTCTCCGCGGCCGCGCCAGCCCACGCCTTCATCTTGTCCCAGAACCCGCCCAGGCCCTTGCGCTGGCCCTTCAGGAGCAGCACGTGGGCCTCGGGGTTGTCCCCGTTGTCCACCACGGACGCCGCGTTCATGCGCAGGTCCGTGAGTTCCGTGTGCGCCTTGCGCCCGCCGTCCGTGAGCTTGGATGCGGCCTGGTTGGCCGGCTGGTTCGCCGTCTGGGTGGTCATCACGTGCCTCCGAAGGGAACAGGGACGGCCCAGCCGGACAGGGAGAACATGCGGAGTTCACCGCTCAGGACGCGCGCCCACACGGCGTCATCCGTGAACTGCAAACCAATCCACGTCCCAATGTGCGGACCCACGCCGTCAGGGATGCCGAAGAGCTGGCGCTTCTCGTGCGTGAAGCAGATGCACTCGCAGAGCACCGCGGCCTGCACTTCAAGCCCCGTGGCGGGGTCCTTGATGTGCATGCATCCACCCAGGCGGCTGTTCAGCACGTAGTCGTACGTGGCCACCTCCATGGTGCGCTCGCTGATGACCTCGCCGCTCCAGTCCACCACCTTGGTGCCGTCGGCGCGCTCCACCACGTAGAGCCAGCCGAAGGCCTTCTTCTCCATGGCCTTCATGCTGTGGACGCGCATAGACAGGTTGTCCGCAACGTCCTCGCGGCGCAGCGCGCGCGGCTGGGCGGCGGGCGCCGCGGGAGCAGCCACGTCTGCCGGCGCCGCCTCCAGGAGCGCCATGAACCCCTGCGCATGCAGCCACGCGCGGGCCTTCTCGGCGCTCCATCCGCGGAACTTCAGGGCCGCCAGCGTCTCCGATTCATCCAGCGCGGAGGCGCGACCCATGACCGCCGTCACGCCGGACGGAAGGCCGTCCACGCGACTCTCCCGCAGCGCGATGAAGCGCCTGGCGCGGTCCTGGGGAGCAAGAAGCGTGGTCACAGCAACTTCCCTCCCTGTCCTCTCTGCGGCTGCCAAGGGCGGTTTTGCTGCGGATGCGCGGCGCGACCTTCTCCGCGCCTTCCTCGACGAGTTCCTGCGTGCACGTGCAGTTCGGATGCGCGGGCGCCCCCAGCACGCTCACGCCGCCCGCGGAGAACTGCGCATCCAGCGGAACCGGTGGTGACTCCGCGAGCGCAGTGCAGACGGGGCACGCGTCCACGGCCACCCAGCGCTTCATCATCCCCACGGGCAAGTCGCCGGATTCCGTGAGCAGCTTCCAGCCGCCCAGCATCCCGCGCGTGCGCGCGGCCGCGGTCTCCGTGCGCGCAATGGTGGTAGCCCGCCGGCGGATGAGCCGGTCCCTGTAGCGCTCCACCACCTTGTCCTGTGCAGCCTGCGTGGCGCCGGACTTCGCCTGCCGCTCGCGGAACGCGGAAAGCGCGCGCGCGTCCCGCGGAAGGAGCCCAATGCTCTGCCGGAGGTCGCGCGCAGCGCGCGCGGTGCCCGTGCCGTTGCGGATGGATTCCGCCAGCACCTGGTAGATGGCGTCCAGCATGCCCTGCTGCTGGCTCCGGATGAGCCGCGTGCCGCCCGCGTCCAGGAACTCCGCGGCCAACTCCTCGGCGCGCACCAGCAGCCAGCCCTCGCGCGCGGGCAGGCCATCATCCGATGGCACGCGCTGCTTCTGCGGGAAGCGCCCGCGGGCCGCGCGCATGCTCGCGTTGCGGGCGCGCACGTAGACGCCGGATGCCGCCGTGTCCCACGCGTCCAACAGCCCACCGGTGAGCGGGCCCCAGTCCAGGTCCTCCGGCTCCTGCATGAGGTTGAAGCGGGGGTCCGCGTTCGCCGCGGCTTCCCACGCACGCGCCTGCTTCTGCAGGCCCTTCACCGCGGTCACGTACGCGCGCCGGATCCGCGCCGCCGGCGGCACCTTGGCGCGCGCCATCACGCCGCCTTCGGCTTCCCGGTGATCTGCGCCACCCACGCCGCGCCTGCGTCACCTCCCGCAGCGTGCCAGCGCACCCACGCGGCGCCCTTGCCCTTCCAGGACGGCGTGTCCTTGCGCGGGCCCGCCTCCAACTCCACGGCCAGGCGACGCATCGCCACCGCGGTGATGGGGTGCCCCGCGGCCAGCGCCTTGGCACGCCGCTCCGCCGCCGCGGGGAGCTTCTCACCGCCTCGGCCGGTATGCGCCAGCGCCTTCATGGCAGCAGCGCGCACAGCAGGCGGAGGAATGAAGACGCGCGGCCGGCGCTTGGCCGCAGGCTCCTCGTCATCCACGGGCTCATCCTCTTCCTCGGGATCGTTCGCAGGGAAACCGGGCGAATCCTCCTCGTCATCCATGCCGTCATCATGCAGGCCGTCATCCTCGCGCTCGGGAAGTTCGAACTCCGCGCGCAGGTAGTCTTCCAGCTCGTCTCCGCCGGTGATGAGGCCCACCTGCGCCAGTTTCACCAGCGTGTCCGCGTACCGGACCGCGCTCTTGCGCCCCACGGTGGCGTGCGTGAGCCGCGGCGCAAACTCGCGCGGGATGCCGTTGAGCTTGCACAGCTTCCACACCCAGCGCTGGAACGCGTCACCAATGGCGTCCAGCACCGCGGACATGGCGAACTCCGCCTGGTCCGTCTCGTCGCTCATCTGGGCCTTGCTGCCGGCGGTGGTCTTTCCAGTGAACAGGAAGCCCACGCCCAGCCCGGTGGCGATCTCCATCTGCTTGCCGCGGATGATTTCGCGCACGTTCAGCTGGCTCGCGCTGCCCTCGATGCCCATGAGCCGCAGCTTCCAGCCGGTGATCTTGTCGCCCTCCTGCCCGGCCGGGATGATGACGCCGTCCCGGTTGTTCCGGCGGATCTGCTGCAGGACCACCTTCCAGCGCGCCACCGTGGCCGCCTTCTTCGTGTCCGTGGTGTTGGGGTCCAGGTACGCCGCGGGCATCTCCAGCGCGGGGAGGCCCACCGCGTGGCGCTCCACGCCCGTGCCCTCGAGCTCCTCGATGCGCGTGAGGAAGTACCAGGCCCGGTAGATGTTCCGGTACGCGCTCCGCCCCTCGGGGTTGCCGCGGTTGCTTTCCATGCGGATGTGCACGCACCGCGCGAGGCTGATGGGGGTGGGCATCAGCCGCGGATGCGCCACCTGGATGAGCCCGTGGACGCTGCCGTCCGGCCGCCACAGCCATTCATCCACCGTCTCCTGCCGCAGGACGCGGAACTCGCGCGGCATGATGAGGCCGTCCGAGTGGATGGAGGACTCCATCTCGTCCGCGCGTTCGCCGCGGCACACCTTGAGCCCCACGGAGAACAGGCAGTACCCAAACGCCTCGGCCGTGAGCGCGTCGCTGATGACCTCGTCCCACGTGGCGCGCCCCAGGTCGTGGAAGAAGGCGCTGGAGAAGCGTTCGGCCACCTCCTCCGCGTTCATCCCGTGGATGGTGGTCCCCTCCGCGGGCCCAGGCTCGAAGTACCAGGGCACCCGCCGCAGCGTGCGCCGCTTGTAGCCGTTGGCCGCGCCGATGGTGCTGTCGTTCTCGTCCATCTGCCGGACGATGCGCATCCAGCGCTGGCCGCGGAGCTGCGTGAGGAGCTCGTCGTCCACGCGCCCGCGGGTCCCGAAGTACGGGACGCCGGTCAGGCCCGGCGGCGGGCCGATGGCTGCGTCGTTGGCGGATTCGGCGTCCAGTTCGGGGGTGGCCATGCCGCCGGCGCTATCCGTCCCGTGGCGGCCTGCCTACGGCGCCGTCACTCGATTGCAAACGTGCCGTCCCTGGCAAGGTCCATGGGGTCCACGTCCACGTGCTCCGTGCCGCTCTCGTCCCACACCGCGTAGCAGACCGCGTCCGCCTCGTCGGGGCTGGATGCGTCCGGCAGGCGCTTCCGCCAGTCCTCCTTGCGCTCCACGAAGATGCGGCCCTTCACTTCCTTCCACTCCAGCGCCGTCAGCTGGCCGCGCAGCGCATCATCCGGCGGCAGCGCAATGGGGTCAGGCCCCTGCGGGTCCAGGCGCTCGCGCAGGTTCCAGTACCACTCGGAGCGCGCGTTGAAGAACCGCTGGTGGTTCTGCGCCGCGCGCATGCCCCGCATGTCCACGAGGCCCGGCACGTCACCGAACTCCACCAGGCGGTCGAACACGCCGGCGCCGATGCCGTCCGCATCCACGTTCACGCCGATGCAGTCCCGGTCCACCAGCGTGGACATCCACCACGCCGTGTCCGTCGTGCTCGCCTTGATGTGCCGGTGCAGCGCGCGCACGCCCAGGCCCGGGAAGAAGTCGGCCGCCACCGTGTCGTCCGGGCCCTCGCGCGCCACGTCCAGCCCGAACCGGTGGACGCCGGACCAGCCCAGATCCTCCGCGTCGTGCCAGCGCTGCACCGCGAGGTCGAACCATTCGTGCGGCACCACCGTGTGGTCACCGCCGTCCGGGAACTGCCCCAGCACGCGCGCCTTGTAGTTGGGGTTGTTCACGCCCCACTTCTTCTTCACCCATTCCACCCAGCCGCGCGTGACCAGGCCCTTCACCACCTCGCGGCCCGCCTGCACGTTGGGCGTGTCGTAGGCGCTGATGGTGAACCGCTGGAGGCTCGCCGGTGTGCCCTCCGGCAGCGGCGCGTCGGATGGGATGTGCTCCATCTGGTAGCCCGCGTGGTCCTCGCGCCACAGGTCGTAGGACGGGCCGTTGGCGCGCGTGGGGTTGAAGATCACCAGGAGCTTGTCGTTCTCGCCGGTGAGCAGGCCCAGCAGCGCGTCCCAGATGGGCGCGGCCACGCCGTTGGCCTCGTCCATCACCACCAGGGTCCCGTTGGGAACGTGGCTGCCCACCACGGCCTCCGGCTTGTCGCTGGAGAATCCAATGGCGTGCCAGCGCTCGCTGATGTGCAGCCGGAACGCGCGCGGAGGCATCTCCCCGCCCAGCGGTGTCCCGCGCTCCTCCGCGCCCCGGTACATCGCCCGGATTTCCCGCCACACGTTGCCCACCTGGCGCATGCCAGGCGCTGTGGTGATGACCTGCCGGTCCGGCATCCCGTAGAGCCATGCGTGGGTCGCCGCGGCCGCCTGGTAGCTCTTCCCGGTGCCGTGGGCGCTCTTCACCGCCACGGTGCGCACGCCGGGCGTCCACAGCGCGCGCAGGATGCGCCGCTGCATCTCCCACGGCTCCACCTTCAGGACGCGCCGGCAGAAGGCCAGCGGGTCACGGCTCAGCGCCCGCACCGCCTCGCCGTTGATGCCCTTCGGCGCGGCGTTCATGCGCCCTCGCTGTGGTCCTTCGCGGGCGTCACGTCCACCACCTGCGGGTCCCGGATGGCGCGGGCGCGGATGGACGCCTCCTCCTCGGCGTGCTGCATGAGCAGCGCCGCCCACGTGAGGTCATGCGCCGCCTGCTGCTTCTTGAATGCTTCCAACTCGGTGCCGCGGGCCGGGCCGCGGAGCCCGCGCTTCTCCGCCTCGGGCGCGTAGACGTGGCGCACCCACGACTCCAGGGCCTGCCGGTCCGGGCCGCGCCACACCTCCGTCACGCTGATGGTGACCTCCTGGCCGGCCTGGTTGATGACCTTGTGGACCGTGCGCTGGGCGAGGTGTTCGCGCGTGCCCATGCGGAAGAGCTCTTCGCAGACGAGCCCGTAGCGGTTGGTGAGCGCGGACCTCCACTCCTTGGCCAGCAGCGCGTGCTCGGTGGCGCTGCCGTTCCGCGCGTCCAGGTCTCCGCGGTCCAGCCAGGCACGGAAGACGCCCAGGGAGACGGCGGCCACGCGCGCGCATTGGCGCATGGTGGCGCCCGCGCGTGCCGCTCGCATCACCCGCTCGCGCGTTTCCGTGGTGAGCTCGCCGTCTTCTGCAGGCGCCGCAGCCACGGTTCTCACACGCGGCCGTTCTGGGAGGCCATGCGTTCGTTGAGCGCCTGGATGTCCTCGGGCGCATCCGGGTGGGCCACCTCAACCAACCCGCCCGGAATGCTCACCCCGGTGATGTGCCCGGCGACGATCTTGTCCCACGTGGCGTCATCAACCTGGAAGACGCGCTGCTCGCCGTCGGGAAGGCGCAAGACAGCCCGCGCCCCTTCCGCCGCGCCCTCGCCGCCGGCCTCGTCGTTGCCAGAGGGGGACTCGTCATTGCCGGACGGCGGCTCCTCCGCGGCCAGCATCTCCGCGCCCAGCCGGGCCATGGCGGCCTCCAACTCCACCGCCTTGGCGTAGACGGCGCAGAGCTCAGCCTCGACGGACACGGGCACGCGGTTGGGCGGGAAGGCCACCGCCACCGCGCCGCCCAGCCCCACGGCCAGGTCCATCGCCGCGTTGGTGGGCGTACCCGCCACGGTCTGCGGCGTGCCGTCACGCAGCGCGGCCCAGTCCACCTGGAGCACGCCGCGGCGCCCCAGGCTTTCCCGCACCATGGCGGTGATGAGGCTGCTCATGGCCGCTTCTCCACGCGCTTGGCCGCGGGGTCTGGCCGCACGCTGTCCCTGCGCGCGCGCTTGGTCTCCCCGCTTGGCGTGAGCAGCATCAGGTAGTCGTTGACCACCTTGTTCACGGTGCACTTCAGCGTGGTGTCCACGCGCTTGCCGTTGCTTCGCTGCTGGTAGGTCCACAGCACCGGCTGGCCCACCACGTAGTCCGTGGCGTCCTGCTTGGTGCCGTGTCCCGGCGGCGCCCGCATGCAGTTGCGGCACGCGTGCTGGTTCTTGCCCGGGAGGACCTTCACCTGCCCGGCAATGTCACGTCCGCACATGTCGCACGTGAACTCCCCGGTCTGTTCGTTCTGCACGTTGGCCTTCGCCCCGCCGCCCCGCGGGTTGGCCTGCTGCTGTTCCTTCACGATGTCCGCGTGGAGTTCACGCCCCATGCGGATGAGTCCTTCGGTGTCCGTCACGCCCGCGCGCGTGGAGAAGTCCTCCACGGCTGCCAGCACGCTTCCCAGCGCGATGAGCATGAGGTCCGGTGCGCGCCCGAGGATGGCCTTGGAGATTTCCGACCTTGCGGAGAGGACTTCCTTCAGCCGGTCTTCACCGTGGTCCGTGACCTTCACCATGCGTGCAGTGGTTGGCGTCCTGTGCGTGGCTGGCAAGGACGATCAGGGCGGGAGCGTTCCCACGGGGAACTTGAACGGCCGGTCACCTGGCGCCTCAAGCGCCATGCGAATCAGCGGATGCTTGTCGTTGAGGCCCGGGACAATCTCGGCCTCACCTTCATGGTTCGAGAGCGGCCCGAGGATGGTCATGCATCCGCGGCACGCGGTGCCCTTCCACGCCTCGCTGTGCCGCGCGCAGCTGCTCCAGCGGGTCCGCCCCGTCCTTCACCTTCGCTGTGCAGCGAATCACGGCACCGCCTCCTTCAGCGCATCCACCGCCAACCGGGTGCACGCGCGGGACAGGTGCACGGACGTCGAGTGAATGATGCGCGAATCAGGCGACACGTTGAACGACACCCCGACGTCCGCAGGTTCAAGGCAGCACGTGCACAGCCGGCGCTTGTGCGCGGGCGCCACGGTCACACGCTTCACGTCGTCATCCATCACGTCACCCACGGCGCACCTTCTTCCGGTCCGCCTTCTTCCGATCTGCCTCCGCCCGGGCCAGTTCCCGAGGACCGGCGCCCACCATCCACGTGGTCATCCCGGTGCGAAGACAGTGCTGGCGCGCGGCCTCCCACAGGTCATGGTCCCACCCCAGCGGGATGAACTCCCGCACCGTCATGATTCCGCGCTCCATCACACCCTCCTCAACGCCGCGCTCCACGCGCGGTGCTCCTTCAGCCGGTAGATGGATGGGCGCGGTGCTCCACGCAGCCGCACCTCCAGCCCCGGCACCTCCGTCTCCATGACGCGCAGCAGGCGATGCACCGTGTTCCTGTGCCACCCTAACTGGCGAACCAGGCGCGGGACCGTGGTGCCTCCCGGCCCCGCCGCAGCCACGCGGCGAAGCACCTCCAGCGCGTTGCCGAGCAGCGCGTACGCCGGAAAGCGCTTGCCGCGTGGCCGGGCCATCAGAACGGGATGTCGTCGTCGGTGAGCGGCGGCGGGTCGTTCGGGCTGGGCGCGCTGGTGCCGCCCCCACGCCGCGCGGTCGGCGCACCACCGCTGCCGTTCCCGTTCCCCAGGAACAGCACCTGGCTGGCCAGCACCTCGGTGGAGGTGCGCTTGTTCCCGTCCTTGTCGGTCCATTCGCGGGTCTGCAGGCGGCCCTCCGCGTACACCTGGCGGCCCTTCTGCAGGTACTGGCCGGCGTTCTCCGCGGTCTTGCCAAAGCACACCACGCGCACCCACTCCGTGTGGTCACCCCACTGGCCATCCTTCTGCTTCACGCGTTCCGTGCAGGCCACGTTGAGGTTGGCCACCGCCGTCCCGCCAGCGCTGAAGCGCACTTCGGGGTCGCGGCCCAGGTTTCCAATGCACGTCACCTTCGCAAAGCCACCCATCACTCACCTCGCTGCGCCGACTCGCACCGGCGCGTCATGCGCCGCGGAATGCGGCGCGGTGATGGGGTCGCTTGCCTGTAGTGGCGCCGCAATGCGGATCATCCGCTCGCCGCCCACGCCGAGGTCCGCAGCAGCTCATCCGCCGGCACCTCGCGGAAGTCCGTGGACGCCTCCGCATGCCGCACCAGCGTCTCCGGGAACAGGTCCGGCAACCCCCGCACGTCGAACACCTGCTGCGCCACCCGCGTGCAGATGGCCATCCGGCCCACCACGTCCTTCGCCGGCAGGCCGCGCGGCAGCAGCCGCACCAGCTCGCGCGGCAGCAGCGTCTCCAGCGCGGCGGCCACCTGCTGGGCCACCTCGCCCAGGTCGTAGGGCGGGGGCTTGTCCGCCAGGTCGGCCAGCCGGCGGAACGCGGGCACAAGGCCGCCCCGGAACTCCCACAGCCGCGGGGCGTAGGGCGCCTGGGTGTGGACGCCGTTGCTCCGCCGCCAGCTCTCCCACTTCGCCTTGGGCAGGTCGCCATCCAGGCGCCAGTCCCAGCCGCCCATCCGGGCCACCACGTAGACGTGCGTGGCGTGGAGTTCCGGACCGAACGCGCCGGCACCCGGGCGGGCCTTCCGGGACAGCGCGTTGATGCTCCTGCCCAGGGCATCGTCCCGGTGGTGCGCGGCAAGGGAGAGGCGGTCCATGGCCCCGGAATCGGCGTCCTGTGCGCGGCTGGCAAGGGCACTCGCAAGTGCCCGTGCTTGCTTGTGTTTTCTGTTTGTTTCACTTTGTTTCACGGTTTGTGCGGGCGACCCTGGAACAAAGCCGCGCAAGTGAAACAAACGCCGAAACGGACTGCGGTCCGGGGCCTGTTTTCCACCCCGCCAAGCCGTCCCGGATTTTGTTTCACTGGTGGCGTTTGTTTCACGGAACAAAACGGAACAAACCGCCGGAGCGCCCCGCGGCGCTGCCTGGGCGGCTCTCCAAGCGCCTCCACCGCTGCAATTAGTACGAGAAGCGCGCCTCGCGGAACCCACTTTCCAGCCAACGCAGCCATTTGCGATATGGGACGCGCAGAGCGCCAACCCATGTCAGGGTGCCACTTTGTCCGGAAAAATGCACCAGCGTGGCTCCTGCTGCTTTTGGCGGCATTTCATTGCCCAGCGCCTGCCCCGATAGGCGCCGCCCATAGGGGCTCCCGCCCGAAAGGGAGCCCCCTTGTTCCCGAAGCCAGAGCCGGCCTGGAGCGACCTCAGGAGCGAAAGGGCCGGCGCGGAGCGAAGCGAAGCGGCGGAGGGAACAAGGGGGCCCCTTTAGGGGGCCCCTTGTCCCGCCCCGTGGAAATCGCGTTCTCGACGAGAACCGGAAGCCCGCCTGAAACCGGTCCGACCACTTTTGTTTCACTTGACGGGTTTTGTTTCACGGAACATATTTTGTTTCACGAAACAAAATGGAACAAACGGGCGCTTTTGACCCTCCGCCGGACCCCGAATCCGAACGCGCAACTAGGTTGCGCTTCCCGTGAAACAAAACGCCCCGGAGCACCCCATGACCATCCAAAGCACTGCCGCGCAAACTGCCCCCTTCATGGCCGCCCTGAGCGCCTCCGTTGGCCTGTCCGAGGATCCGGATTCCGGGCCCCGGCAGCCCCGAAGGGTGGCCGCGGTGGCCCGGGCGGTGCGGCTGGTGAAGCGGCTGCCGGCCAGCGCCAAGGCTTTCCCCATCCGGATGGACGTGCTGGCCCAGGTGGCCGGGGTGTCGCTGGGGAGCGTGGTGGACGCGGTGGGCGAGCTGGCGGCGCGCGGCGAGCTGGACGTGGTGCCCGGTGCCGCCGGCGAGTTGCCGCTGGTGGCGCCCGTGACCGCGCGCGCGGCGACGCCCGGAGGCCCTGCGTCCGCGGAGGCCGAAGAGCCCGCGCTGCCGGCGGGCTACGGCGCGGCGGTGCTGGAGTTCCTGGCGCTGCATCCCGGGGCGACGACGGACGAGGTGGCCAAGGGGCTCCAGCAGTCCCGCGGCCCCACGTACCGGCTCCTGAAGACGCTGGAGGTGTACCGCGTGGTGGCCAGGCCGTTCGGCGAGCGCTCGGGGTGGCACCGGCACGCGGACGCGGAGCATCTGGTGGAGGGAGCGCGCGAGGTGGCGCGGTCCAAGCGGCGCGCGCCATCCAGCCCCAGCCGTGATGAGGAAGAGTTGGTGCCCGCGGCGCCCGCCCCAGCGGACCCCATCCCCGCGGCCCCGTCTCCCCAGGGGGAATCCTCCCCGGCGCCCGCGCCTGTCCCGCCTCCGCCGCCCCCCGCGCCGCCGGTGCCCGCGCCCAGCGCCACCGTTGAGCCGCCTGCGCCCCCGCTCACCCCGGCCATCGCGTCACCCGCGCCGGCGCGCTCCACGCGCCCAGACGTCACCGTGGAGGGCTACCTGCAGCGCTGGTGGGGAGAGATTGACCCGGAGGCGTTCGAGCGGACGCCGGAGGAATGGCCCGTCCAGGACCCCAGCGAGGATCCATGGGATCGCTACCTGTGCATGACCCAGGACGGCGAGACGGTGCCGCGCCCCGCGGGCACGCCGCCGTGGATGCCGCGGGAGGGCCACGAGCCGTACCACCAGCGCACGCCGGACGCCGCGGTGATGGACCTGCCGGAGGACTTCCGCGCGCACCTGCTGCCGTTCGGGGAGACGCCGGCGCAGTGGTGCGGCCTGCTGATGGACTCGCTGCCAGGGGAGCCGGTGACGCGGCGGGCGCCGAATTTCGCGCAGGTCCCGTTCTGCCACCGCGGGGCGTACCACCGGTCCTGGGCGGCGTATGACTTCCTGGCGGCCGGCGTGCGCAAGGCGCTGCGCGATGCGGGTCACCCGGTGAGCACCGGGGCGGTGCTGTCCCCCGATGAGGTGGCGCGGTTTGACGGCGAGCTGGGCGGCCCCGGGCACGAACTCTTCTTCCCGGACGTCCTGCCGCAGTTCCGCGGCGTGGAGGTGGAGGTGACGCTGGCGGTGCACGCGGCGGCCACGCAGTACGCGTGGTGGCTGCCGTGGCAGCTGCGCCCGGCGGTGGGCGGTGCGTGGCATGGTCACGCGGCGCGCCTGCTGGCGTGGTGCCTGCGCCTGGACGAGGGAATGGCGGCGCGGTTCCGCGCGGGTGTGCCGGTGGGCGTGGGGGGTCCGGACCGGTGGTTCCGGGCGCTGTCCACGAGCTGCTGGCGCGCGGCCGCTCCGGAGCTGGGGCGCTACGGGTTCAGCGTGACGGTGGTGGACGGCGTGGCGCGGGTGGATTCCGTGTCCGCGCCGGCGCTGTCCCGGGAGGAGATGATCACCGGTGCGCAGGAGAGCGTGTTCCAGCTGCACGCGGCGCAGTCGTTCGCGGCCGCGGTGATGGATCACATGGACGAGGAGGCGGTGCGCTACATGGCCTCGTACCTGCGCATCATGCGCGCGGGCCTGCGTGATGACCCTGCGCTGGCGGAGGTCGTTCTGGCTGGCCAGCGGCGGATGGGGCTCATCCCGCGGTGACGTCCACGAGCCCGCGGCGCATGAGCCAGGACCAGGCCACGCAGCGCTCGAAGTCTCCTGCCCAGCCCATGGCGCCCCGGAGGTCCTGCTCGGGGACCGCGCCGGCGGAGGGGAGGAGCACCACGGCGATCCACGGGGTGGCGGGCCGAGTGGCGTGGATGGGTGTGCCCATCTGCTGGGCATGGGCCTCCAGCTGGGGCCACACGTCCGCGGCGGATACGGCGTCACCGGCGACGCCGAAGGACAGGACCGGCGCCCCGGTGGGCTTGTGCCACAGGGTGGCCATGAGGGCGTCCCCGTGGCTGGTGGCGTTGATGCGCCAGCGCTGGAAGGGCGCCGGGAGGTCCTGGTGGCGGCCGTCCGTGTGTGCGAGGAGCGGCCCCACCACGGCGTAGACGTGCGCGGCCACATCCCCGTGCTTGGTGCGCGCCACGTGGCCGCTGTTGAGCGTGACGTGCCGGAGGGTGGCGGACGTCATGGAGGCGTCCCCGCGCCCGCTACGCGCTGCCACACGGCGTCCCGCGAGTCCTCCCCGGCGGCCCACCATGCCCGGCACCACAGCTCCAGGTGGACGCGCGCCAGCTCATCCAGCGCAGCCACCCGCTCCGCCGTCTGCGCGTAGGCCGGGTCCCCGTGGTCCTGCAGGTCCAGCGGCAGGTGCTGGCCCAGGAATCCCGTGGTGAGCATCAGGCCATTGCTGACATCCAGGCAGGCGTGGAGGTCTGCGTCCGTGAGGGCCGCCCGGATGCGCCTGTAGGCCGCGTGGGCCTGCGCGTGGTGCAGCTGGGCGGTCTCCCGCAGCGCGGTGGAGGTGTCCCCGCCGTAGGGCTCGGCCAGCCATGCAGCCACCGGTGCGGGCAGCGTGGTCCAGGCCTTGGCGCCGGGGCCGGCGGGGGAGGGCTTGCGTCCGGCGCCGGGGCGCTTGCCGCCGCGGGTGGGCTTCTTCTTGGTGGCCATGGTGGTGCTCCTGTGCCCCTGGGCGGGGCGTTGGTGGTAGGTGGTGGCGGCGCCCCCGGCGCTCCCGCGGTTTGGTCACCGCGGTTCTCGTCCGGCGTCGGGGGCGCGCTTCGGTTCAGCGGCAGTAGACGCGGCGGCCCTCACCGCCCGCGGGCACCTGATGCCAGAGCCCATCCCGCTCCGCGGCGAGCACGTGCCCCGTGCCCGTCTGCTCCTCCGCGGATTCGCGGGCAAGGTCGTCGCTGGCCTCTCCCAGGTATTCGTCCGTGTCGCTGTCGTAGACGGACGTGGGGTGGTCCTGCGCCGCCGCCTCCAGTTCCGCGCGCTCCTCCTCGATGCGCGCGTTGGCGCCGCGGTTGTACGCCGCGCACCAGTCGCGCTGGATGAGATCCCACACGCGGCCGGCGGCCTTGTCGTCGAGGTCGCCGGGAAGGCCCGCCATCTCCAACCGCTCGTCCGTGGTGGTGGCGCTGATGGCGCCGTCGTCCCACGGGGCCAGCCCATCCAGGTCCTCCAGCGTGGGTGCGCGGTTGTTGCCTGTCTCGTCGTCCACCAGCTCCGTCAGGTACGTCTCCGCGTCCTCGCGCCCCGCGGCCTCCACGGCGTCAAAGTCCGCGCGGTCACGGATGCGCTGGGCACCGCGGCCCTCGCCGCAGCAGGGGCACTCCTCGCCGCTGCTGCTTGCGCTGCTGTCCAGCCCGTGGGTCTGGCAGTCGATGCAGATGTGAAGCGTCACCAGGCCGTACCCGCAGGCGTCACAGTCGGTCTGCGTGCCGCGCCACAGGGTGCCAAGGAAGTCATGGGGGACCGCGCGCGTCTGCCGCGTGACGGTGCAGATGCCGGCGTGGGAGCACATCACGCAGAGGCCCGCGCCCGCGGCCCGGGCGGCGTCTTCCAGTGCCTCACGGGCGTCCGCGTCACCGCGGGCGTGCAGGATGCCGGCCTCCCGGAGGTCGTCTTCCCCCGCATCACGGGTGGCGAGGATGGCGGCGAGGGCGGCATTGCGGCTGGTGGTTTCGGTGGTGGTGGTCATGGTGGTCTCGTCCTGGTTGGTCGTGGCGCCGTGGTCGCGGCGCGGTTCAACGCCGCAAGCCCGGCGCATGGCCGGGGCAAGCGTGGCCGCGTGGGCCGTGTGGGGTGGGGGGTCAGCGGAAGATCGCGACGTCCCCGCAGGCCGCGGATTGCCGGGGGGAGTAGCGCTGCGCAGGCATCGTCTCGGCACGAACAGCGCGCGCCACGCGGGCGCGGTCCTTGGCGGACAGGCTGGCGAGCACGTCTGCCGGGACGTTGCTGGCAAGCCAGCAAGCCTGACCGGGGATGACGACCATGCATCCCATCTTGATCTTGATGATGACCTGGTCGTTGTTGGCGGCGGTGGCGTTCATGGTCTCGTCCTTGGCGTTGGGCGGCGTGGTCAGCGCCGCGGTGTGATGCAGTGATACGCCACGTATTGATTGCCGTCAACCGCAATCAATAGTGTTTTGATTGACGCCAGAAATAATCAGGAATCCCGCGGGGTTGGCGGTGCGCCTGATCCGGGCGGGTGATCTGCGCGGGGTGATCTGCGTGGAGTCTGGAACATCCACGCTGCTGACCGCCGTTTGGGGGAGCAGTCCCAACGACGTGTGGGCCGGTGGCGAGAACTTCACGCTCCTGCGGCGCGTGAACTGACGCGCACCGCGGGTCAGCGGCCATGTGGGTTGGTCGTCGCGGCCGCTTCCGTCGGCGGATCCCTGAACATCAGGATCTCCATCTGGACGCCCAGAGCCAGCGCAAGGTCCGCCACCTCTGAGATGCGCGGCGTCCTGCGGCCGGCCTCGTATTGGCGAATGGTCTCCAGCGCCATCTTCGCGCGGTAGGCCAGCCCCAGCTGCGTTTCCTCCTGGTGCTCCCGCCACGCGCGCAGGCGCTTGGCGAAGACCAGGCTTGCCGCCTTCCCTGCTTCGCTCGTCGAGCGCTTCTTCGCCGCCATCTGCGTGGGCGTAGGGCTGTCCCCGCTCAACCGCAATGCGTGTGCGTGCATACTTCCTCCGTGGTGCCATCATACTGGTGCCATTCCAGATCAACACATAAACCGCAATCTTTATTGACACCCCAAAAGTGACACGCTACAAGTGAGCCACCAAGCAAGGGAGGCCGTCATGCACTTCCGCGAGATCACCCACATCGAACCGCCGCACTGGGAGCCGCTCCCCGAGCCCGCCTGCCGTGTCTGCAACGGCGCGGGCGAGGTGGAGACGGAGTGGGACGGCGAAGTGGTGCTGGACCCCTGCCCGCACTGCACCCCGCGCGCTGCCAACACCGACGTGGAGCCCGCGGCTCCCATCAACCGTGAAGACCTGTCCGACGAGGACCTGCCGTTCTGACGGCGGAGGAGCCCACCATGTTGCTTGCCGACGACGAAACCCGCTGCCCCACCTGTGCTGGCATCACGAGCCAGCGCGACCCATGCCCCTGCGGCGAGGCGCTGGAGACGCTCAGCATCCTCGCCGCCGACGACGACATCTGGTGGGGCCGCCTGCACGTTCCCGCGCACCTGGCGGAACTGGTGCCGGCGCGTGACCTCTGCTGCGGCACCGGCCTGTGCCACCCCAGCATGGTCCGCCGCACCGTGGAGGCGCAGGCCGAGTGCACCGCGCGTGCGGAGGCCGCCGTGGCGAAGTGGCGCGCGAGCGGTGACGCGAACGACGAAATCGCGGCCGTCGCTGCGTGCGCGTTCGCTCTCTGGATGGGGGCGGAGCCCGCCGGGGACGCGCCCCAGTGCTGCTGCGGCACCACCGCCTACGGGCTGACCGTCACGTGCATGGAGCACGCCACCAAGGAGGCTGCATGAACACCCTCTTTCCTCTCCGCGCCACGCGGAACTTCGCCGCCCTCGTCCACCCCGTGGACCTGAACCGCGCAACCCGCGAGCTCACCGCATTCAGGGACCTGACCGACTTCCTGACGGACGGCGGCCGCACCACCGGCTACTTCCCCACGTGCAGGGTTGACCTGGACGCGAGGATGGAGCTCCTCGCGGACGCGTACGACGGCTTCCAGAAGAAGCGCGGAGACAAGCGCCGCGCGTACCGCGTGTACGCCCACGAAATGAACGAGCCCTGCGGCTGCATGGCGTGCACGGCGCGCAGCACGGAGGCCGCATGAGTGCCGCCACGAAGATGTCGCCGGCCAAGACAGAGCGCATCCGGGCGCTGGCGGTGAAGCTGGCGGAGGCGGCCGCAGAGGTGCGTCGGCTAGGCAACGGTCATGGGGTGATTGTCGGAACGCGGGAATGGCGCGCCTTCGTGGCTGCTGATTCGGCCTGGGACGACGCCCGCATCGACCTCATTGCCGAGTGCGAAGCACCCGACACGGAGGCCGCATGAACACGCCCGTCGTCACCGTGGAGCAGGCCCAGCGCCTCTCCACCGAGCACCGCCGCGCCGCCGTCATCACCGCGCTGGAGGCGGTGCTGGCCGCGGAGAACCCGCGGGCGGAGGCGCGCATGCGTCTCTGCATCGAGCAGGAAATGGGTCGCGCGGACACGCTCCGCGCCATGCAGGAGGAGGCGGCCAATGGATGAATCCAAGCTGGTCAAGAAGATGCCGGAGGCGTGCGAGCGCTGCGGCTCCGCGGAGATGTGCGTCATCCTCGTGCGCGCGGGCGCCATGGCTGTCCGCACCGTGAACGGGCATGTGATGTTCGGGACGCTCACCGCACCCGAGGGCACCGGGCATCCGGTCATCTACTGCACCGCGTGTGGCGTGGTGCATGGCGCGGTGAAGGGCCCGGCGTCCGCCGCGCCCGCCCAGGTCCCCGCCGGCCGCCCGCAGCTGCGCGTCGTCCAGGGAGGCGCGCGATGAGCGTTGGCGAATTCCTCAGCGAGATGCAGGCGGAACGCGCGCTGTGCCTCATCCGCGAGGTGGAGGCAGCGCCGGTGGAGCGCGTGCGTCTTTCCAATGGCGACCTCACCACCAAGGAGTGGCGGGAGCGCCGCGGGGTGAAGGTGCTGCCTGCGCGGCGTCGCTTCGCGGTGCGCCCCGTGGAGCCTAAGCCCCGCCCGCACGGCGCCGTGCCCACCGCGGGCACCTTCTTCAGGGTGCGGCCGCCTCCGCGCCATGCGCGCACCACGGAGCCCGGCATCGAGGTGGTCATGCAGGTGCTCATCCTGCGTGGGCTCCACGGGATGCACCGCGTCTGATTGCAGGGCGGTGCCCGGAGATCACTCTTCCAGCGGTCCAACAGCAAGCGCACCAAGGAACACCATGAAGCCGCTTCTCAAAACGCCCTACGTGGGCCTGGACCTCGAAACCACCGGCCTGCGGCTGGGCGTGGACCGCATCGTCCAACTCGCGCTGGTGCGCGTTGAGGCAGACGGCTCGCGCGTCCCGTTCAAGACGCTGGTGAACCCGGAGATGCCCATCCCGGCGGCGGCGTCGGCCATTCACGGCATCACGGACGAGATGGTGCGGGGCGCGCCGTCGCTGCAGGACGTGATGCCCATGGTGGACGTGATGCTGGGCGGCGCCATGGCGCTGGTGGTGTTCAACGGCCGCCGCTTTGACGTGCCGTTCCTCCAGGAGGAACTGCTGCGCATCGGCGCGGATGACCCCACCGCGGGTGCACCCGTCGTGGATGTGCGTGACGTGGACATGGTGCTGCGTCCGCGCACGCTGGCCGGCGTGGTGGAGGACTGGTGCCAGCGCCCGCACGTGGATGCACATGACGCGCTGGAGGACGTGCAGGCCACGCTGAGCGCGCTGGATGCCATGCTGGAGCACGGCCGCCCATGGCGCCTGCCCGCGCTTTCTTCGGCGGGCCCTGATTTCAACCCGTTCGACCTGGAAGCGCAGTCCCGCCCCGAGAGCGAACGCGACGCCGTGGACCCGTGGGGGTGGTTCGTCCGCACCCCTGGTGACGAGGTGCGGTTTGGCAAGGGCAAGCACGGCCCAAAGGCGGGCGCGCCCGGCGCCACCCTCGAAGACGTTGCGGAGCGCCACCCCGACTACCTGCAGTGGATGTTGCACAAGGCGGAGGACATCCCGCCGCCGGTGAAGCGCATGGTGGAAGCCGCGCTGGACGTGGCTTGCCGTGAGCACATTCGGAACTCGCAAGCGTGAACCAACCCCGCGGGGCGTGCGTCCCGCATGGAGAAGCCCATGACCGTCATGACCATCAACCAGCCTACGCCCAACAGCCGCGCGCTGAGCACCGCCGCGCCCGCTGTGAACGCCGCGAACGCCGGGCCCATGGCGCTGGCGCCGCGGAACTTCGCGGAGCTGCAGTCCTTCAGCGAGTACCTGGCCAAGAGCGAGCTGGTGCCCGTTGCCGTCCGCGGCAAGCCGTCCAACGTGGCGGTCATCCTGATGAAGGGCTCTGAGCTGGGGCTGTCTCCCATGCAGGCGCTCGGGCTCATCCACGTCATCGAGGGACGCACGGCGCTGGATGCCAGCCTGATGGTGGCGCTCTGCAAGCAGCACTCGCAGTGCGAGTATTTCACGCTGGTGTCGAGCACGGACGAGAAGGCCGTCTACGAGACCAAGCGCCGCGACAACCCCAACCCCACGCGCCTGGAATTCACCATTGCGCAGGCGAAGAACGCCGGCGTCACCAACAAGAACACGTGGAAGTCATGGCCCGCCGCCATGCTTCGCGCACGGTGCTCCTCCGCGCTGGCGCGCGCGGAATACCCGGATGCCGTGGCGGGCCTGTACGACCCGGACGAGTTGGAGGATGCAGCGCCTCCGCACGACACCCGCCCTGCCCACATCCGCGCCGCGGAGGATGCGTCCCGCGCGGCTGCGGCGGCGCCTGCGCCCGCCCCCGCGCCCGCGCCCGCGCCGGCCAGCACCGCGGCGCCCGCGGCGGTGTCCACCATCGAGACCCCGGACGTGGAAGTGCTGCCCCCGGAGAGCCCTCCGCCGGCCGCTGCGCCCGCGAAGGAGCCGCCCAGGTCCGCCGCGCCGCCTGTCGCTCCCGCGCCCAGCTCCGTCACGGACGCGGATGTGGACGAGGACATCAAGCGCATCGAGGGCGTGAAGTCCGAGGCGGAGCTTCGCGGCCTCACGTCGCTGTTCACGGACCGCTACGCGCAGGCCGGCCCGCAGCGGAATCGCGTGGTGGACGCGTACAGCAAGAAGCACCGGGCGCTGCGCGGCAACAAGGGCGCGGCGTGAACGCGAGCCTGGATCGCATGCTCCGCGCGGAGCAGCACGCCCGCGCCGCGCTGGGGCAGATGGAACTCGCCGCGATGGCGTACCCGTGGAAGTTCCAGCCGGCGCTCGCATTGCTGCGTGACGCCATCAAGCAGGCCACCACCGACGAAATCAACGCGGCGGACGCCGCACGAAAGGACGGCAATGATCACGTGCACGAAGGATGAGGACGGCGCCCTGATGGTGACCATCGACGGCAGCGCCGAGATGGCGCCGGTGCGGGAACGGGTGCTGCTGATGGTGCTGGATGCCCAGCAGGGTGCGCGCCTCGCGGCGCAGTCCGCGCCGGTGAACGTGGACGCGGAGCCCGCTGCCCCGGCGTCCCTGGC